CACTATGTGGATGAATTTATCCAGATAGTACCTATCGAATATAAACGAGTATTGCAAGAAGAACAAATGCGCAAGCTACTAGGGGGCACAGAATAAAAAGTACCACGAAGCATTAACGGGCGGCTACGCTAAAACGCCCTATCCATCGGCTTTTTAGAAGATTCGGGCAGATTCGCCCATTAAAAACAAAAAGTGACATTATGTTGCATTTGGGTGACATTTCACCCCTTATAAGAGCCCAATAAAGCCTCTATTGGGACATTACCACTCATTTACCCTTAAAATGCCTTAGAATAGCCCGTAAAGCGGTTTTAAACAAGAAAAACCATCTAAAGGATGTCCAATTTTGCGGACTCCCTTTACCAATCTGTAATTGTTAATAAAACTGTTAAAAAGTGGAATGGGTATGCAAATGGGTATGCAATGGGTATGCAGCATTAAAAACAAAATGTTCCCAATGGGTATGCAATGGGTATGCAAATTACCCGTTTTTTTTTCTTGAGTTTTGATATATAATACATGAAAATATATCGAGATTACAAGAAAATAGCATGAGTTGCATCCTTTAATACATATAGAATTATAGCGTATTTTATTTAAAATACTGAATATTAGTAATTTACATGCAAAATGCTTATATTTGCATGGATTCAAGCTGCAAATTATGTGTTGGTGTGTGAAATAGACGCGTCGGAGTGCTCCCGGTTTCATTACCGGGGCACTTTAAAACAGTGAATCTAGCCAATTCGTTATATAAGTATCAGGATATAGGCTTTAGTCTATTTTTTAAGGTAATAAGATTGTTGTTCGCGTGAGGCTGCCCTATTTTCTGTATAGATTTGGGGCAACCTCTGTTTTTTTTAAGTGGATATGAAAAATCTAATAAGAATGATAATTGACGATCATCGTGATGCCGCCATATACAGAGAAGCGGTCAAGATCTTTGCACTTGCGCTTAACGGTGATAATGTGGCTGTTCCTGAATTTGAAGATCCTTTATTGAATTATGTAGCTAAAGAGATTACACTGCTAAAATCCGAGATTAAAAATCTTAAAATTAACGGGTAGTTTTGTTTGTAAAAAATAACATAAGGGTTACCATCTCTCCTCCTATCGAAATATAGGAGTGTATATTATCCCATAAGTTTTTACTACTATCCATAGATAATACGAAATATACGCCCAAAGCAATCATAATTAATATGTATATGATTTTTGTTTTTTGATTGAGTTTGCTTGGTGTATTGCTTTTTATAAGACTTTCTTGTTCTAGGCGTCTATTAATTTCCTTAACATAACCTCCGTTTTCTATAAAAACTCTTCCTGGAGGCAAAATCATAATCATTTTCTTAGTTCCCATGCCTCCCATTTTTTTTATATATCCATCTCTTTGTAATATGTCTAATAATGCGTCTATTCTATAAAATTGTTCTGTACTTTCTGCATTTATAGTTGTTATAAGTGAATCGGCATGAAATCTATTCAAGATATCATCCAACTGTTCTGCTTGTTTTAAGGTAATATTCATTTCTTTATTTTTCTGATTATCAATAAATTATAGTTTGCATTAATTTATAGTCTTGATAGCTTTCATTACTTGCTTCATCTGTTCTTTTAATACATCCATGTCGTCTCTAAGTTCTCCTACTTCTTTATAATAGGTTTCATGAATGTTCGGCATTTTGGCACTGATATAAAACTCGGCATATAATATGGAGTTGATTTCCTCTTCCCAAATATTAAAGTTGCCGTAGTTTGCTTTATCTGGATTGTCGCTCATGCATGTGACAAAACCGTGTTCACGGAACCGATTTTTTAAGCGTTTGAGATAAGCACGTCCTTCACGATCACTGATTACATAGACATGCTGATCACGAATATTTTCCCATTCAGATCTCTCCAACAAGCGCACTATCACATAAGAACTGTCTAATATGGTGGGTGCCATACTATCTCCTTTTACTCTAATACAATAATATTGTGAATTGCGATGTAACATTGACGCAGGCATTTTAATACCATCTACAACCTCCATATAGTCAGAATTACAGTAGCCAGCTGTACCTGCCGCCACAGAAATTTCCACTATCGGCACAGTGACGGTATTGTCATCAGTGGAGGGGATCAACTCAATGGAAGGTTTATGCTCGATTACAATAGGTTCTTTTTTTTGTGTACGTAACATTGATCCTTCACCTGTAAAAAGCCAATCCAAATCTATGATTGCAGAAAATCCTGCTTTTGAGAATCTTTGGAAGAAATCATAACTTGGAGCTGACTTCATTTTCTGTATATCATAAATTGTTTGTGCTCTTGGATATCCCAATTTTGTAGCAAAACTATTAGGTGTTTCACCTAAAAATGTTATCACTTTCATTATTCTTGCAGAAATTTCTGCAAGTTTTTCTTCTTTCTCTTTGTTCATATCAGGATTTTCTGTAAGTTTGCAGCATCTTAATCAGTTAAGATGGTCCCAAAGATAAAAATAACAGTTTATAAATCAAAGAATATGATGAAAAAAGAAAAGTACATCAAGCTAGACAAGGAGAAAGTCAAAGAGATTGCAGACATAAAAGGAGTGTCTACGGTAACCGTATATGCGGCATTGAAATTTCAGACGGACAGTGCGCTGGCGATGCTTATTCGCGCATGGGCTTTAAATCATGGTGGAAAACTGTTTGAAGAAACAGAAAATCCTTATCAAAATGCAGTAACCTTATAATAACTTAATCAGAATGGAAACACTGAACAACAACCAGCAGACAATAGGTCTGCAATTCTTCTCCGATGAGGATATCAATGCCAACATCAGAATGCTAATGATCGACGAAAGCCCGTGGTTTGTAGGCAGGGATATTGCACTTTCGTTAGGTTATAATGACCCTGTATCAGCAATTACGCAACACGTTGATAATGAGGATAGGGTAAAACACCCTATCCCTGATAATCAGGGATTTATGCAAACTACGACAGTTATCAATGAAAGCGGCATGTACGCCCTTATTTTCGGATCCAAGCTGCCGACGGCTAAAGCATTCAAAAGATGGGTAACTAACGAGGTTCTCCCTTCCATCCGCCGCACCGGCGGCTACACCGTTCGTCCGACACAGCGTCCGACGCTTCCCGCACCCAAGTTCCGTCCGGACTTCATCGACTGGAAACATGCTGTGTGCCGTTATCTCAACCGGAATGACCTGAAAACGGTCGCCGCCAACATGAAAGTCACCTACTCCCATGTATGCAAGGTGTATTCCGGCAACACAATGAGCCGCCGTATAGCCGACAGGCTGACGAAGCTGGCTATCTCCCACAAGAACAAAGGCATCATATATCCCGAACCTGTTCCGGTGTACAGACAACTGCTGATAGAATGGGAGGAACAGGGATGATTACTTATACGATGGGTATCAACCTTGAATACCTGAGGATCGTGATAACGATCTGGCGTGAATACGGGATGCTCTGCCCGATCATCATTCCCAAGGACCAGGACGCCGAAGGGGCGGTGATGGTGAAGATAGGACCGACAACCGACATGAAAGTCGCGGAAATGGTCGACAAGATATGGGACATAGCCGGCGCGAAGCGTCTGGTCAAGGAAATCGAAAAATAAACCAGTTCAAAATTAACACACCATGAAATTTGATATTCAATTTGACGAAGTGCACAGGATTGCGATACAGATAGAGGAGCTGGCGCACAAACTGGCAGCGGAAACCTCCAAGGAAGGTTCCCGTGACGAGAACAGTATTTATGTATATTCAGCCGAAATCGCCCGTCTGGCTTTCCCTATCACGCCGACAGTGGACGGAGCGCGTCCCACAAGGCCCTTGTGTATTCACCACCCCAGTCTCGTGAAGATCGAGAACACGTTTCGGAACGGATAAATTAAAACAATTTTATCATAATAACAATAACCCCTGAAGGGCGCGTCCAATCCGGCAATAATTTTAAAATTCGACACTTTATCTTTATCCGGATGCGCCCTTAATTAAAAACCGAAAGCAATGAAAACATTCAGAATTATCCATATAGCAGCCGCTGTCATCGGCCTTGTGGTAGTGCTCAGACTGGCGGACAACCTCCGCCCCACCTTCAACGAGAACCTCGCCGCCTCGGTCCTTGCAGTCGTATGCTGTCTTTCCCTTATCGGACAAAGGTATTACAGGGAGGAGAAATAGGACACGCGGTCAGGGAGCCGGAAGGCGGCCCACGTTTCCGGTCCGACGCCGGAAACCGCACAAGGTTAAACAATAAAACGGTTGATATGGCTGTAATCTATAATGACAAGGTATGTATCTACGCCAACGAGCTGATCATGTATGATCCGAAACGCAAGGTGGGTTCCGAGAAAGGCTTCCTCCCGATAGGAACATACAAAGGGAAAGTTTCTAGAAAGCAGATTGCTATTGCTCGTCGTGCCAGCCTCAGACGCCCCGCCCTGGTGGAGTTCGACTCGCTGGAAGTATACATACAGCAATTATACATCAAATATTACGGTGATCCCCATGAGGATGTCGAACGTGCCGCCACCAGCCCGCTTGAGAGGGCGGTAGGGTACAATGAGGCCGCCTACTCCTTCTTCACCACCTACAGGGACGGTGCGGGAAAGCCGCTCAGACCGGAGAAGGTCACGCTTTACACACTCCAGGCACGTGTCCTGGATGCAGTCATCCGGCTGCGCGACAGCAATGCGGAATGCGGTTTCGGACGTGGCGGCTCCCGTTTCAACGTATGGGACAGGCTGAGTGAGATGGTGAACGACCTGCTGAAAGTACGGAACAGCAAAGGCAACATCCGCTATCCCCACAAACTTCCTTCGACGGGAAAGACGCTCAAACGTAAAGTGGACCAGTATGAGGCGGAAGGCTTCATCGCTTTGGTGCACAAAAACAAGGGCAACACGTCCGCCGCCCTGATACGGGACGAGGAGGACGAGGCGATCATGCACAAGCTGCTTTCCCAGCACATGAATTTGAACAACGCACAGATAATGGAACAGTACAACAAGATAGCCTCCATATTGGGGAAACCGGAAATCAAGAGCCCTGTCACGGTGGACAGGTACCGGAAGATGATGGAATCCACCACCCTGGGGCACCAGCGCGGAACCACTGTCCTGAGGAACTCCCTTGAGATGCAGCACAAGCGTGAGGCTCCGAAGACCGCCATGACCTACTGGACACTGGACGGATGGGACGTGGAACTGGTCTACCAGAAGAGGCAGCCGATGGACAAAAAGGTGGACGGCGAGACAAGGACTTACAAGAAGACCACCTACCACAACCGCAAGACCATCGTGGTGGTGCTGGACGCCTGCGGCAAGTACCCGATAGGATACGCCGTCGGCGACCATGAGAGCCCGGCGCTGATACGCGAGGCGCTGCGCAACGCCATCAGGCACGCCCGGGAACTGTTCGGTGCACGGTACAAGCCGTTGCAGCTGCAGAGTGACAACTACCAGAAGGGGGTAATGGTTCCGTTTTATGAGGCGATGACGGTGCACTACATTCCCGCCGCGCTCCACAACGCCAAGGCCAAGATCATCGAGCCCTATTTTAATTATCTGAACAAGACGTACTACCAGCTGGAGAAGAACTGGAGCGGTGTGAACATCAACAGCAGGCGCGGCTCCCAGCCCAATATAGAGATCCTGAACAAGAACCGCCACCTGATCCCCGACGAGGAGGGCGTGCTGGCGCAGATACACGGCATCATGCAAAGGGAGCGGGCCAAGAAGCTGGAGGCGTACATGGCCGCATGGGAACGCACCCCCATGGAACGCCGGATGCCGTTCTGCGACGAGGAGTACCTGTTTCTTATGGGCGACACGACGGGGCGCACCAACCGGCTCACCGGCAAGGGCCTGCTGATCGAGCTCTTCGGGGAGAGGATCAATTACGAGAGTTTCGACATGGAGCTGCGCAACCATTTCCACGAGGACTGGTCCGTGCACTACGATCCCGACGATCTGTCGCAGGTGCTCATCGTCAATGCCGAATCCACCAAAGGGCACCGGCTGGCAAAGGAAACGGGGGATCTGAAGTTCCTCATGCAGCGTGACATGAAGACACCGATGGCCCTGATCGACCAGAAACCCGAACATTTCGAGCACCGCAGGAAGGTGGACGAGTTCAACCGGCAGTTCGAGCGGCGGTATGTGGCCAGACAGGAGCAGGTGGACGAGGTGATAACCGCCATGCAGGAGCGGAACCCGCTTCTCAAGAGCAACAGCCTGCTGGACCGCGCCCTGCTCACCGACAGCCGGGGACGGCACAAGGACCGCAAGTACGAGGCGCGCGGCCAGACGGTGGAGGACGTGGATTTTGAAGAGATTGCGCCCGGACCTCTCAGGGTTCCGTCCCCTCTTGTGGATGACGATTACGAATGGGACGACGCCGACATGAATTTTTCAAGATGATTTAATAACACTTTAAAAACAGCATAATTATGGATAAGGAAGCATTGAAACAGTACATAGAGAATTTGATAGAACGTGGTTCAAAACCTTCAGAACTGGCCCGTCGCTGCGGCGTGTCCGATGCGGCGATGTCCCAGTTCCGTTCCGGCAAGTACGGCGCGAATGACGACAACCTGGCGGTCAGGATCGCCACAGGCCTTTATTTCTATGAGAATTCCCGCAATGTGGTTGATACCGTAACCTCTTACCGGCAGGTGAAGCGGGCGTTCGAGGTTGCCAGGGGAAAGAGCAAATGGGTATGTATCAGCAGCCGCAGCGGAAGCGGAAAGACCCAGTCTCTGATTGACCTGTACAATCTGTGCGGTGACAAGGGGGTTGTATATATCAAGTGCCGCAAATGGAGCAGCCGCAAGTTCCTTACCAAACTGGCACAGGCCATGGGAGAGAATGTGACGCGCTATATGGATAATGACAGCCTGCTGGACCTGTGCATCGCGCACATGAATTCCCTGTCCTCCTATAAGCCTGTCCTGCTGATAGATGATGCCGGCAAGCTCACGCATTCGGCCATGTGCACGCTTATTCCCCTGTATGATGACACGCTGGGGCGCATGGGGTGTCTGGTGGCCGGCACGGAAACGCTGGAGCGCAATATCAGGCGGTATGTGGGACGTATCGAAGGGTATGACGAGATAGACGGGCGTTTCGGCCGCAATTACATCACCCTTCTGGGCGCTACCAAAAAGGATGTCATCGCCATCTGTATGGCCAACGGCGTGCAGGACAGGGAGACGGTGGAAGAGATATGGGGAAAACTTCCCAAGGTCAAGAAGCAGCCGCGTGAGGACGATCCCCGCCAGGTATTGTTCGCCGATGACCTGCGCGAGCTTTCGGGAATGATAGACAATGTGGTAATCAGACAGGAAATCAGCAACGGAGGAGCCGGCTTATGATCAGGTCATTGTCGTTTGACAACATATTGAACAAAAAATACGAATACATCCCCTTTTCCAAGGATTTCATGGATGCCTTTGGAAAGAGGCAGAAGTCCGGGGCGTGGATCGTATACGGCAAGTCCGGACAGGGAAAGACCTCCTTCACCTTCCAGTTGGCCAGGGAGTTTGACCGTATCGGCTACAAGGTGCTGTTCATTTCCCTTGAGATGGGTGTCGAGTCCGATTTCAGGGACTCCCTGCTCGGATTCATGAATTCGTCAAGGAGCGGGATGCTGTTCTGGGACGAGGTCCCCACTTTCGAGGAGTTTGACGAATTCCTCGGGAAACAGAGATCCCCGGACGTGGTCATCATCGACTCCCTGCAGAGTCTTGAAGGCGAGATGGACGTCACCGCCAAACAGCTGGTCGAGCTCAGGAAGAAATACAGGAAGAAGATATTCGTATACATCTCCCATGTGGAGGGGAAGGAAGTGCAGGGAACGGTGGCCTACAGAGTCAAGAGGGACTGCTTCTCCCGCATAGAGGTGAACGGGTTCTGCGCCCGGTACATGAGCCGTGGTGTTCCCGGTCCGAAAGGATTCTATGTGGTCTGGAAGGAGGGCTATGAGAGATGCTGGCTCAGGAACAGTGACGAACCATTTAACAGCAATAGCAATGAACAAGACAATTGAATTACCCGCGACAAATGCCCAGAAGCGGTGCATACACCGCCTCAGACGGCAGTTCGGACTGGACGAGGATGAATACAGGCATCTTGTCCGGCAGTTCAGCGGCGGACGGACAACGACGTCCGCGGAGTTGTGTAAAAGCGAGGCCGCAAGGCTGATCGGGACGCTGCTCGATCCCGACGGGAGAAAGGATCCGGAAAGACGGGAGAAACTGGCACTGGTCAAGGCCATTTACGCCGTGTCAATGGACATCGGTTTTCTCAACAGGAGCTACCGCAGCGACAATCCCGTGGAGGTTGAGATGAACAAGGCGAAGATCACCTCCTTCCTGAAGAGCCACGGAGGATGCAGGAAGCCGGTGTCAAGCCAGAATCTGGAGGAACTGAAGGCCACACTGAAACAGCTGAAGGCCATAAGACGGAAGGAGGAGGTATGAGAATAAAGCACCTTGTGTATGTGATATCCGCCCTCTCGGCTTTCACGGGCATGATAGTTAATGATGACTTCTGGGCGAAAACATGGTCACTGAACGCCATGTTATGGATTCTGGTAGCATGGATAAACGATAATAACAATAACAATGATGACAATGGAAAAGACGAAATTCGAAAAGGAATGTGCTGACATGTGTGCCGATTGCCACGCCAAAGGGCTGGACATCTGCCGGGAGGACGCGGACACCGTGCAGCCGATGTTCGCCCGGTGCGGGCTGTGCGGGAAGGTGTTCTGTGAATACAACAACCACATGACCGTGAACCATCTCTGCTGGGAATGCCAGACAGCCATAGAACAGAACGTTGACTGCAACGAGGAGATAATCGACCCTGATTTATTCAGGAATTTATTCACTAATAAATAAGAACAGATATGGATATCAAGAATTTATCTGAAAAGGAACGTGAGACCCTGCTGAGCAAGCTGCAGGCCGAAAAGAAAAGAAAGGAGGGGGACCGAAAGAAGAACTACCAGAAGCTGCGTGCCAGATTCCTCGCCTCTGTGGAGAGGAAGCTCCGCAAGTATATCAAGGACGGTCAGGAGTTCAAGGAATGGCTCCGTAAGGAGGCCACCGCCTACTATGACCAGCTGAAGGAGTACGGCGGTCTGAAACGTGACGAGCAGCTCGGGTTCGAGGTGAAGAACGACACCTTCAAGGTTTCCGTCAAGGGGAACCGGGTCAAGGGCTTCGACGAGAGGGCCGACGTGGCAGAGAAGCGCCTAGTGGACTACCTGAACGCATGGATCGGCAAGAAGGGCGATGACGGGCGCAACCCCATGTACAAGCTGGCCATGTCGCTGCTCCAGCGCAACGAGGCCGGGGATCTTGACTACAAGTCCATCTCCCGCCTGTACGAGCTCGAGGACGACTTCAACGACCCCGAATATTCGGAAATCATGCAGCTCTTCCGTGAGAGCAACGTGGTGGAAGGCACGGTGATCCGCTTCTACTTCGAGGAAAAGGACGGAAACAATCAATGGAAAAGAATAGAACCCTCATTTAACAAGATGTAAATTATGATGCACAATTGGTTTGAATGTTCCATCCGCTACGAGAAGGTGGCGGAGAACGGCATGAACAGGAAAGTAACGGAAGCCTATCTGGTCGACGCGCTGAGCTTCACGGAAGCGGAAGCCCGTATTATTGAAGAAATGAACCCGTATATCAACGGTGAATTTACCGTCTCAGGCGTCAAACGCGCCGGTTACAGCGAACTGTTCCCATCTGAGGAAGATGCGGCCGACCGCTGGTTTAAGTGTAAGCTGTTCTTTATCACGTTGGACGAAAAAAGCGGAGCGGAGAAAAAGACCCCCACTACCGTACTGGTACAGGCTTCCGACCTTCGCGATGCCGTAAAGAAGCTGGACGAGGGGATGAAGGGCACGCTGGCGGACTATGTCATCGGCTCGGTGTCCGAGACCGCCATTATGGATGTCTATCCCTACACTGCTGATGTGAAACCTGAATTTCCCGGTGATGATAAGAAGGAAGTTTGACCATCCCCATGTAGTCCTGTGCCGCACATGCTGCGGCCGGGGCTTTCTTGAGAACCTGGACGAGCTGGCGGACACCGTACATACCGTTGCCTGTCCCGCCTGCAAGGGGAGCGGACGTGTGGTCGTATCCTCCGTTACCCTTACCACCGTGGAGCCTTATGATCCCGAATCCCCAAATCTCGCGATGTATGGAAAAGGGCGGAATGAATGAGTACCTGCTGCTCTCCGTGGAAACATTGGAGAGTCTCAAATCCGCGATGGAGGATATGCTGGATGAATCAAGACTCCGGTGCCGGGAGGGCTGGCATAAGCGTGACAGGGCGTTCCGTCCGCAGAGTTTCAGGAAAAGAACCATCTGGCACCGCATAAGGAGCCGGTGCTTTTAAAACAGATTTAAGAACCTTTTAAAAACAATCTTATGAACCTGAGAAAAGACAACAAGAAAAAGAAACCGATGCAGCTTATGCTGGACGAGATCTCCGGAATGATGGGCGTCTCGCAAGAGATGATCCTGTCCCGGATGATATCCAGGAACATATCCGATTCAAGGATGCTGTTCTGCTATATGGCGTATGAGGAAGGGTATCTGTTCCGTGAGATAGCCTCCTTCCTGAAGATATCCAGATGCAGGGCGACAACCGCGTATTATGATGTGAGACTGAGAAAGGAAAAGTTCCGCCCGATCATTGCAAGGCTGGCCGGATGCGGAACAGGAGGTGTCTAGCAGCACTGCAGGTGACGGTTCCCGCACGGTCCGGAAAACCCAGGCGGGACTATATCAACCATTTCCGGCAGGACAGGCCGCTTGAGGGGGTGTACTTCACGGACTTTGCAAGGGATATGCTTGAGAGAAGGGGAAAACGCAGGTCCGGACATTATGCCGCGGTTTATGATGCGGTCCTCCGGCACATAGACAGGTTTTCCACCGAATTCAACTGTGACATCTTCACCAATTCCGTGACGGAGGAGTTTCTGGACGACTTCATTGTCTATCTTGAGAGCCGGGGGCTGCGTCACAACACCATAGCGGGCTATGTCCAGAAGATACAGTCGCTCGTCAGAAAGGCATCGCAGTACAATTACGCCGTAGACGCCACTTATGACGGAACAGATTTGCGTGAGGAGCCGGTAAATGCCGTTTTCCTCTCGATGAACGAGATCGCAAGGATCTACTATTACAAGTTTGAGAGGCAGGACAGAAGAAAGGCCAGGGAGCGGATACGTGACCTGTTCGTCATAGGCTGTCTGACCGCTCTGAGATATTCCGATTATTCGACATTGACAAAAGACAATTTGAGAGATGGATACATCATAAAAAGGACAAAGAAGACCAATGTGGACGTCAAGGTCCCGGCTCATGATTATGTAAGGGAGATATTCGAGAAATATGACGGGAACATACCCGGAGGACTGTGCATACAGTATTTCAACAAGTATCTGAAGGTCATCATGAGGGAGATAGGGCTTACCGACAGGATCACTTTCTCCTACACGAAGGGAGGAAGGCTGGTCACGGAGACCCGGGAGAAATGGGAACTGGTCAGCAGCCATACGGCAAGAAGAAGCGCGGCCACGAACATGTACCTTACAGGACGGATGAAGACATTGGAGATCATGAGACTGACAGGGCACAGGTCTGAGCAGAACTTCTTCCGGTATATCCGGCTTACTGCGGATGATACGGCCCGGTCAATCTCCGGAGACAGTTTTTGGAGAAAATAATAATCTGCCATTTGCCGGTGTCGGCAAATGGCTCATAACGAATTAGAAATGAGTGAATTATATATACCGCCTGAGCGCCCAGAGAGAAATTTGGTAAACGGCAGGTTCTTGAAGGGCCACACT